CACTAAGTTAGTGCTTTCGGATTGCTCCTACATTGGCACAGCAACTCCTCTGCTGTTTGTCACGCCTTGTGCTGGGGCACAATCTGGTTTGGCACCAGCCAGCCTCTCTCGTAAGAGAACAAGGAATAGATCGAGAGACCATTCTTTCGAATTGCGATCTCTGGCCTACGGCTGTCAGCAGGCATAACCTGGACATACCGTTCCCAGTACTCTGCCCACTGCCTAGGGAACAAGTACTCGTCTATTTTTAGTGGTTGTATAGTGCTGAGGGAGTCTAGGTATGCCTCAATGCGCAGCTGATCGTCCACGCCCATACCAAACTTTTCTTCCATCAACAACCGTGTCCGCATGGGAACATCACGGAACACAGGAACACCTGACGCTATAGCTTCAAGAATCTGGCGCCTATGCCACTCGTCGAACGCAGACCTACCATTAACTGCCCGAAGCATCTTGCAAGTCCTAGTGTCGTCTGTAACGCGCAAACCGTACTTCGCAAGTGCCTGTATGATCGGGGCACCAGGGTATTGGTGGGCTAGGCTCAACGCCTTGCACCTGAGAAGTGACTTCAGGATTTTCGGTTTAGCACCGGAGTACTTTCCACATGACCATCCAAAGCCCGCTAAAATTTTACGCGGGTCAGCGATGTTCACTAGGTCTGTGGGATCAAATATCAGACCACAGAATGAAGCAGAGCTAATGTCGGTATGCTCCTCGAGCTTAATCACCAACCCAAGTTCCGCAAAGTCCTCCGCGGAAGGCGGGGGCCCGTTGAGTGCAAACAGCCCGTCGTCTCCCTCCACAACCCCATCGACATACGTGGACCCCTTCCTACGGCATACAAAAAGCATAGCCATAAGATTTGTGAACCCGTTCCCCAGAGAGGTGCACATTTCACCGGACATGCGCACCGCCTGGAGAACCACCCTAAATGTCTTAAAGTTGCAGATGTTCTCACCGCCGAGCACCTCCTCACAAATCGACTTGAACCACTTAAACTCGGATAGGTGTTCAGTCATGAAGAGGTAAAGCTCGAATTCACAGACCTCCATGAGCAGCTTAACGAACAAAGCTTCAAAGGCTGTATAGTCGCTGGCGAAGTATCTGACTCCTTCGCTCAACAGCATATCCCTGATGTACTCGGGACGCTTCGCGACTGGCACGTGCTTGATAAAGTGGTGATCCTTGTACACCACATTCTCTATTAGCTTGAATATCGGGCCCACGAGACACTTGAACTCATCAGACCGCGAATTGATCCCCCGGCCGTGCTTATACTCGAGGTAATCTTCATCCTTCATGAAAGCCGAGCACTCATAGAGCTTAGGGTCGCGTGGGTCTTTCATGGCATCCAGTTTGGCTCGCAATTCTGCCTTGCGCCACTCTGGGTAATTTGTGCCCGCTAGCCAGGCCTGAACTGAGGTATCTGCATCGGGTGCTAACGGTACATAGTTCTCCCGAATGTAGTTGCGTACAAACACGCGAAATTCCTCCATGATACCCTCCTTAGCGAGGGGAACCTTGGTTGCGAAACGTTTGCACACACCCGCGACCATCGTGTGTGGGTCGGACAAATCCGGTCTAGGCATGGCCACCCCGTCAACGTGACACCCCAGTGACACTTTGACAGGCGGCCTGACCGACGGGTCGACATCTTTAGGGACGCTTATCTTGAGGTCTGTTTTCACCTCAGGAATCGTCAAGTCGACCTCATCGTACCGGTATCCGTAGCCCACCACACGACCCTTTAAAGTCGCGGGGCCCCGACAAAATCCAGCAGCCCCTCTTGCTGCTGCCGCTTCCAGAGCGCCCAAGCAACCACAGCAGTGGTCATAGGAATCGAGCGCCCCTTGACGGTGTCGTAGCGGTTGAAATTCACTAGTTGGTACGTCTCAGCAGCACGCACCATACGAGCGAATACAACCTCCGCGTCAGATGTCCAGGTCATGAATTTAGGGGCCGTTAGCTGCGCCAAAAATTCCATCGAGACAACCACAGTCTTTGTCTCTTCTTCGGCTTCACGTTCGATAGTGATTTCAGCCAAGAGGGGATCCGCGTGCTTCAACTTCTGGAGAGAGTTGGCATCAGGCCGCAGATCGGGGTGATCATTGACCTCAAGTAGGCGCTTGAACAGGAAGCGTTTGCCCACTAGGTCAGGAGAAGGAGGCCTCCACCAGGAGTACACCGCCATTACAGCTGTGCACACCGCCCAGGCGATGAGGTAGAGGAGCAACAGAGCACACATAATGAAGTACTCTTCAATCCAGGCCAAGCCGAGTGGTATCGAAACCAACAACGTCCACTTGGCAAGGAAATAAGCCCACCCTTCAACCTCCTCTTCTTTCTCAACTTCGTCAATTCTAAAGTCGAGAGAGGAAATCAGCTCACGCACGGCAGCTGAGGTGGACACTTTCCGGGTGTCCAGCTCATCCTCAGCGGCCTTGAGGCGTCTCTCTTTCTCACGGAGGACTTCCTCTGCCTCGCGAAGGCCATCGATGGCCTCCTTCGCGGCTATTGCGTTGCCGGCAGCCTGGTCATGAGCGACCTTCATGGCTTCTTCCAGCTTCCCGTTGGCTTGATTCGACCTCGGAGCACGGCAGGCCTTAGCGATGTGGCCATACACTCCGCAGTTATTGCACTGCTTCGCCTCGCTGCGATTCTTAGTATCGCCGCGGTGCGCGCCGCCAGACTTCCAGGCGCTGGCACCGCCTCGTTTGTCAATGGGTTCCGTCCCAACGATCGCAGACACCGGCAAGGCAGCCATACGATCACCTGGTATGAAGTAGCTAGTCTCCTAGACTACGAAC